GGTGGCCTACTGTTCGTAGTTGCTAACGAGTTCGTCAAGGGCGACTTTGATGCGGAGAAGAGCGACATCTACTGGCAACGGTGGCTTACCAATACGGGACAGTTGGAGAAGGCATTTGAGTTCGACGTATGGAACGCTCGACCTAACTTCACCTGCAAGAAGTGGTGTCCTGTAAAGGACTGTGTGCATAACGGGAGATAACTATGAGTGACATCAAGATACAGTTGAGCCATTCAGACCCAGATCGGGTATGGATGCACGATTACGAATATACCTATCCTGAAAGTAACGACGGCGGTAACGGCGATTACTTAATACTTAAGATCACTAACAACTGTGGCAATCCTATAGCCGCTTTAGGGTTTGATGGGACTAGTACTGATCCAATATTCAACGAAGATGGAATTCAGGAATTACATATTAGGATAGACGGTGCGATGGAAATATCGGCCTTGAAGGATATGCTTGGGTTGATTGAAAAAGCCCACGAAGTTCAAAACTCACTTAGGAGGAAACATGGCACGTGATTACCGTCGTGAATACGACAACTACCAAGGCAAACCGGAACAGATCAAGAACCGCGCTAAGCGCAACTCTGCTCGCGCCAAGATGATGAAGGCCGGGCGTGTGGCTAAAGGCGACGGTAAAGATGTTGACCACAAAGTCCCTCTTAGCAAGGGCGGCTCTGCCAAGAGCAGTAACTTAAAAGTTACTAGTGTTCACGCCAATCGTTCATACAAGCGACAGAAGGACAGGAAACCTGCGTAATGAAAACACGAGAACTAGAAGTAGACGAACGAATAAAAAAACTTCGGCTGCAACTTAAGGAAAAGAACTCTAGAATAAAGCATTTAAAAGAGCAAATTGATTTTTATCAAGGCGTTCGTAGGACGGATTACGTCAGATTTACTCATTTGTTCGACACTCACGAGCGGTTAAAAAGAAAGTTTGAAGCCAACTTTAAGTTTCACGAATACATTAAAGATGTACTGGACGAAACGGCTGACTTAATGGAATCAGCAGATGCAGATCATCGACAATAAGGCGTTACTGATTAGAGTGCGAGAGCCGCAACGGATTACGTCAGTCATCCGTACAGCGAAACAGCTAAACGCTACCGATGTGCTTGTGAGATGGGGTGTGGAAGAAGCGCAGATCTTAAAGAACCTGCGCCTCAAGGATGTGCCGTCCCCGATCATGGGGAACTACAACTGGCCGGGACTGCAAAAGCCGTTCAAGCACCAGTACACAACCGCAGCGTTCCTGACCCTGAACCGTAGGGCGTTCTGTTTTAACGAGCAGGGCACAGGCAAGACCGCCTCGGCCATCTGGGCGGCTGACTACCTGATGCAGCAGGGGCTGATCCGTAGAGTACTTGTACTGTGTCCGTTGTCGATCATGCAGTCGGCATGGGAGAACGACCTATTCAAGTTTGCTACGCACCGTACGTGCGCTATCGCACACAGTTACTCGAAAGAGAAACGCATCAAGGCGGTCGAGAGCGATGCAGAGTTTGTTATCTGTAACTTTGACGGGCTGGATATCGTCAAGGATGCGGTGATCCGTAGCGGGTTCGATCTTGTCATTATCGACGAGGCCAACGCATATAAGAACGTTTCCACAAAACGCTGGAAGGTTCTCAACAGTATCCTCAACCCGTCCACATGGGTCTGGATGATGACCGGTACTCCCGCAGCGCAAGCCCCTACGGACGCATATGGGCTGGCCAAGATCATCAATCCCAACGGCGTACCGAAGTTCTTTGGTTCGTTCAGAGATCGGGTGCTGACCAAGATCACGCAGTTTAAGTGGGTTCCGCGTCCCCAGTCTGAGCAGATTGTTCACGAAGCCTTGCAACCTGCAATACGGTTCACCAAGGACGAGTGTCTTGACCTGCCAGAAATGACCTATGTCATGCGTGACATACCATTGACCCCGCAGCAAAAGACCTACTACGAAGAGATTCGTAAACAGATGTTGACTATTGCTGCCGGTGAAGAGATCACGGCGGTAAACGCAGCGGCAAGCCTAAACAAACTGCTCCAGTTGTCATGTGGCGCGGTCTACTCGGATAGTGGTGAGGTGGTTGCGTTCGATGCGAAGAACCGCATGAAGGCGCTACTGGAGGTCGTCGAGGAGGCGAGCCAGAAGGTAATCGTATTCGCTCCATATCGTCATGCTATTGAGATCATTGCTGAGGAATTAACTGCCAACAAAATCCCATGCGAGATCATCAACGGGGCTGTACCCGTAAGCAAACGCACGGAAATTTTCAAGAAGTTTCAAGAAGATAAAGACCCACGAGTGTTGGTCATTCAGCCACAAGCCGCAGCACACGGCGTAACGCTACATGCTGCCAACGTGGTTGTCTGGTGGGGTCCAATAACGTCTATTGAGACTTATTTGCAAGCAAACGCCCGAGTTCACCGTGCGGGTCAACATCACCCCTGTACGGTCGTGCACCTGCAAGGCAGTCCGGTTGAGCAACGCATCTACAAGATGTTGTCTCAGAAATTGGATGTACACACAAAGTTGGTCGAACTATATCGAAATTTTGTCGAGGAGTCGCTTGACAATGTAAAGTAGGAGAGCTAAATTCATAAACCCGTGAGGAGAATACTATGAGTGAAATGAACGCAGAAAAACTAGCAGAAGTTTATGTGAAGATACGGGAAGCCCGACGAGAACTCGCAAAGCAAGACGAGAAACTCAAAGAACAACTGGACGTACTTACCGAACAGTTGTTGGCGATTTGCAAGGACCAAGGGGCTACGACGATTCGTACTCAACACGGTACGATCTCGCGACGTATCAACAAACATTATTGGACTAGCGATTGGGATTCGTTCTTCAAGTTCATCAAAGAGAATGACGCCTTCTCGCTCATGCAGCACCGTATTAACAACAGTAATATGGCGCAGTTTCTTGAAGAGAACCCAAACCTTCACCCGCCCGGTTTACAGGCAGACCTTAACCAGACAGTCGTTATTGTGAAACGCTAAGGAGCGCATATGAGCAACGAACTCGCAATGTTAGATTCAGGGTTACCGGAGTATCTGAAGACCCTGCAAGTTGACGCTACTACCAAAGCCCTCATGGGCGGCAGCGGTACTGGCTCGTCCATCAAGCGTATCTCCATCAAGGGTGGTGTATGGCGCATGGTGATCAACGGTAAGGAAGTCGCACAGAATGAAGATCGCCACATGAACGTGGTTATCGTCGCTGCTTCCCCGAAGGTATCCCGTACGTACTACGCACAGCAGTATCAGGAAGGTGGCGAAGTTATTGCCCCGGATTGCTGGTCTGCCGATGGTGAAGTACCTGACCAAAAGGCCACGGCTCCGCAGTCAAAGCGTTGTCTTGATTGCCCGATGAACGTACCGGGATCGGGTCAGGGTAACAGCCGTGCTTGCCGTTATAGCCAGCGTATCGCTGTCGTTCTGGCGAACGATGTCGGCGGGGATGTGTTCCAGTTGACGCTTCCGTCTACGTCTATCTTTGGTGAAGGCGCAGCAGGTAAGTGGCCGCTTCAGGCTTACGCCAAGTTCTTGGGCGGTAAGGGTATCCCGATCACGGCGGTCGTTACCGAAATGCGTTTTGATACCAACAGCGCTACGCCGAAGATTAACTTCAAGCCTGTAAGTTTCTTGGATGCGGCACAGCACCAGAAGGCCATTGATCAGGGCAACACGGATGCTGCCAAGAAAGCAATCACTATGACCGTAGCCGAGGCGGATAACGCCAAGCCGCGCTTGTCTGCTCCTAAAGCCGAACCTGCTGCGGCTGTTGTAGTTGAAGAAGTAACCGAACCTGTTAAGCGTACTTCCAAGAAAGCCGAAGAAGCCGATGCTGCCAAGCCTGATCTGTCCAAGATCCTCGCTGAGTGGGATGACTAATGGTTTCTCGTGGGTATTCCACGTTAACGGTACAGGCGATATACGACGCTAATCCGTTCTTGTTGGGTGTGAAACTCGCCAAGATCTGTGTGAAGCTGAATATCCCTGCCAAAGACGTAGCGGATTACCTTGGTGTAAGTCGGCCTACCGTGTACTCATGGTTCATTGGTAAGCACGAAGTTTCGGCTAAGCACATAGAACAGGTTCAAAAGCTAATAGATAAATTAGCTTAAGGTTGAATGGGCTAGGTTAGCTACCGAAGAGGGCGTTGCCGTCCGCCCCTGCCCATTTATATTGACGGCCTAGAGGACGGCTATGCTTTCACGTAAGGACTTTCTTGCCTTGGTCCTTCCATCTTTGGAAGAAGGTGAGTCCTACTGTACGGTTGGCATCAAGGAAGATGGAGAGGACAAGGATGTCCGCCAACGATTTGTACGTAGTATTGACGAGATTTCAGACCATGCAGACGAATTTGTAGATACCAAGTACAACGCATTTTTTGCGATGGCTAAGTACGGTGCGGAAGAACGCCGTACCACCAAGAACGCTATTGCTCTAAAGTCGTTTTACATTGATCTTGATTGCGGCCCCGGCAAACCCTTCTCGGATTTAAACGAAGGCTTGCTGGCTCTACGCGCTTTCTGCAAGGTTACTGGATTACCACGCCCCACGATTGTGAAGTCGGGTATGGGCGCTCACCTGTATTGGGTTTGTGATCAGGCATTACCACGCGAGAAGTGGACCACACATGCGGAGTGCCTTAAGCAACTCTGCGTACAGCATAAGTTTGAAGTTGATCCGGTCGTTACTGGAGAGGCTGCGCGTATTCTGCGTATCCCCGGTACGTACCACGTTAAGGACCCGACCAATCCGATTCTGGTCGAGGTACTACATGCGGCCCCGGAACTCACGTTCGACGAGATAGAGAAACTTCTTGAGCCAAGT